GGGGGGGTTAGACTCCCCCCGCTAATAGGGGGCGCGGAGCGCCCACAAAAAAAAAGAAGGGGAACGGATGAAACTATGGGCAGTAACGCTAATACAAGCGATCGTGGAGGTTCTCAAAGCGATCATAGGACGCAAGGATAAAAACAAGGAGCAAAAAAAATGAAATCAGTAATGCAACACCAATTCAGTCAAGTACCTAGAGCGGACATTCCGCGATCATCATTCAAGCGTGACCATGGATACAAGACCACGTTTGACGTGGGAAACATCGTCCCCTTCTTTGTTGACGAGTGTCTCCCGGGAGACACCTATAACGTCAAAGCGACAATTCTGGCGCGTCTAAACACTCCCATTGTCCCGATCATGGATAACATGGTGCTGGACACCTTCTTCTTCGCCGTACCGTTACGGCTACTTTGGGACAACTTCCAGAAGTTCATGGGAGAACAAACTAACCCGGGCGATAGCACGGACTATGCGGTACCACTCATCAACATAAACGAGGATGAACATAGCTTCGCTCATTCACTAGAGGACTACTTCGGCTTAGCTGATCCGTCTGAAGGAGCATCAGGCCAATATGATGTATGTGCCTTCTATCATCGGGCGTATGCCCTAATATATAACGAGTGGTTCCGCGATCAAAACTTGCAGAATACGATACCAGTAAGCACGGGCGATGGCCCGGACGATTGTGACGAGTATGTCATTAGAAAAAGAGGTAAGCGGCATGACTACTTCACTTCTGCACTACCATGGCCACAGAAAGGGCCGGGCGTGGAACTGCCTCTAGGCGAAACGGCCCCGGTTGTATTCAACCCAACATATCCAAACTTCGGCACAACGCTATACGATGCCGATGATGGGTCGGCACTGGCCACTTCATCAAACATCAACACACTAGTATCCACCGGAATCACGTTCATGCGTGAACAAACCGGCGGTCAATTAATGACGCTCGACAATGCTGACCAGCTCGAGGTGGATCTTACTAACGCAACTGCGGCAACAATAAACTCACTCCGGGAAGCTTTCCAGCTTCAGCGACTATACGAGCGCGATGCGCGAGGCGGTACACGTTACACTGAAATAGTGCGTTCGCACTTCGGCACGGTATCACCCGACAGCCGTCTACAGCGTCCGGAATATCTGGGCGGTTCTTCCGCACCAGTAAATATAACTGCAGTACCTCAAACATCGTCAACCGATGCAACAACGCCACAAGGAAACCTGTCTGGTTTCGGCACGGTTAACGGGCGTGGCGGCTTCGTGAAATCCTTCACGGAACACTGCGTAATAATCGGCCTATGCAATGTAAGGGCCGATTTAACATACCAGCAAGGGATCAATCGAATGTTCTCACGTAGAACTAGGTTCGATTACTACTGGCCCGCGCTAGCTCACCTTGGCGAACAGGAAATCTTGAACAAGGAAATTTACTTCTCTGGAAACTCCGCCGATACCGAAGTCTTCGGGTATCAAGAGCGGTGGGCCGAGTATCGGTATAAACCTTCTCAGATTACCGGGAAACTACGTAGCACAGACGCACAATCATTAGACGTCTGGCACCTCTCGGAAGAGTTCGCCAGCAAACCTACTCTGTCCCTAACATTCATACAGGACAACACTCCTCTGGACCGATGTGTAGCAGTACCATCGGAACCACATTTCACAATGGATTCTTATATTCAAATGAAATGCGCTCGCCCAATGCCGGTCTATTCAGTACCGGGAAAAATAGATCATTTCTAATGATCATCTGCGTACATAAAAGATTTCTTGAGGTGCAGGAGGGAACCCTGCATCCCAAGTATCTTTTCGAAGTAGCACAATCGTGCCAAACAAAAAAAAAGCAAAAATGTGCAAATTTCCTAGAAAATATGGAATTTGACTTTGAGCTCCAGGGCGAGAAAAGTAGCACAATAAAACGGAGGTAAAAAAATGGGATTCGGAGCAATAATGGGCGGCATAGCCTCGGCGGCATCTGGAATCGCCGGACCAATAGCAAATATAGTAAGCGCAGAAAGACAAATGCGCTTTCAGAAAAAGATGTCTAACACAGCGCATCAAAGGGAGGTTAGCGACCTTAAAGCGGCTGGACTTAATCCCATACTAAGCGCGACAAGAGGAGGCGCGTCCACTCCACCCGGAGCGCAAGCGAACGTTGGAGAAATCAAAAACCCTGTTCTAAGTTACGCAACCGCAAAGGCGGCTATAGCAGGGGCAAAAACTGCGGAGGCTCAAGCATCAGTTGCTGAGGCTGACGCAAGACTGAGACACCGGGAAGAACAATTCCTAGCTGATCCGTATAATGCATCAGCATTCAGGGCTCATGTCTGGAAAAAGTACGGTGGTATGCCCGGACCTATAAACTCGGTCATAGGAGAAATGCAAGATCACTTCTCCCGCATCCATAGCGCGTTCAAAAATCGCGGTTACAAATCTGCTGGCGATCCATCAGTCAGGAGGAAACTAGGATTACCACCAAAAAAACCATCCAAAGGAAAACGGGTCGGCGTGCGCGATCCCGAAACAAACGAAGTATATTGGATGGATGAAAACGAATACAAAGCTCACCTGAAACGGAGGAAATAAAATGAAATATCGCAAGAAAATGAACGGCAGGAAGAGCCGCCGGCTCTTCACAAAGACAGCAAGCCGAGTCAATAAACGTAATCTCGGTGCAACCGTCAATAGAGGTGGGACAAGGATGTAATGCCTTGCTACCACCCCTTAATGGGCTATCGGTCTAAGACGCTCTCCGATACGGGTAAGCGTCCGATAGTCTTCAATCCGAACGAAGGGTATTCGGATATGAGGGTAGAGCTACCATGCGGTCAATGTATCGGTTGCCGTCTGGAGCGATCTCGACAATGGGCAATAAGGTGCGTTCATGAAGCACAAATGCACAAAGAAAACTGCTTCATCACCTTGACCTTTAACGAGGAAAACCTTACTAAATCTCTAGTGAAAACGGACTTTCAGAAATTCATGAAGCGTTTACGCAAAAGATACCCGGACAAAAAAATTCGCTACTTTCACTGTGGCGAATACGGTCCGCTTAATATGCGGCCCCATCATCACGCGTGCCTATTCGGTCACGCGTTCAATGATCTTGAGTTCTTCAAGGAAACAAATGGAGTCAAGATCTTCACCTCAGAAACACTATCCAAAATATGGAAGAAAGGATTTGTCACCGTAGGAGAGGTGACATTCAAAAGCGCGGCCTATGTGGCCCGCTATATCATGAAAAAAATTACCGGAAAGGACGCCGAGCAGCACTACAAGAAATTAGGGATCATCCCGGAATACACAACCATGTCTCGCAGGCCCGGTATCGGGACCGACTGGTTAAAGAAATTCAATTCGGATGTATTCCCATTTGACGAGGTAGTCATCCGGGAAAAAATAGTCTGCAGGCCGCCTAAGTTCTACGATTCAATGTTTGAATCGTCTGATCCTAAGGCATTTGCAGACATCAAGAAAAAGCGGCTCTCGGCCGCTCGTAATAACAGAAACTCCATACAGCGTCTGGCTGATGGAGAACTCATCAAGTCACAACAACTAAAACAACTAAGAAGGGACATATAGAATGAAACTCAATGCGTATTGCATCTATGATGAAAAAGCCGAGGCGTATAACACGCCGTTTTTCTTCAACCATGATGGACAAGCAACGCGGGCATTCATGGATCAAGCCATCAATCAGGAATCTATGATCTGCCAACACCCCGGGGATTTCAAACTGTACCGGGTCGGCTCGTTCGATTCGGAGTCAGGAAAACTCGAAGACGACAATAAACAACCCGTCTTTCTCATGTCGGGTTCACAAATAAAAGCGGAGGGAAAAGAATGACAATTCATTCAAGATACAACAAACCAGTCAAACCCAAAACGGAGTTTGACGAAACTAACCCGGACGCTATGTCCCGGACAAAACAGTCCTTCAAGGACGAAGTAAACATTAATACGATAGTCAAGCGAGGTCTCGATAGGGTCGAGCCTAATCCAAGCCGCAAACCCCGATACGGGGACTTTACGACAGGCGGCGACTATCAGGAAATGATGAACGCTACAGCGGAAGCTCAGTCTGACTTCCAACTACTGCCTAGCGGCATCAGGGCAACGTTCGACAATGACGTTGCCAACATGCTGGACTTCCTCAGCGATCCAGCAAACAAGAAAGAGGCAATTGAAATGGGACTCATCCCAGATGAATCAATGCCTAAATCAGCCGATGTGGGGGCAGGGGGACCCCCACAGCCAGAGGCTGATCAAGAAGGAACGGAGGCCGGGCAGGCCGAAGAGACGTCCCCTGAAGGGGAATAAAAGGGGTGTTAGACCAGTTCTCTACTTGATGTAACTGGTCTAACTGACACCTTTTCGTATAAAAGGGGTCTAAACAGGAGCCTGTGCCCCGTTCAGGGGTGCAGGCG